CCTTTGCATGTAATGCTTGTGGAATGTTATCATCATAAGAAGCCCATCCACCTGAAATACCAAATGCTTGGTTTTGAAAATCAGAACTTAAAGCCATTGGAATGTCACCAGGTGCTAAATCTATATCCACAAATTTAGTGCCTATAGTTTCCATTAATGGTTGTCCAGGACCTGCAATTTTTAACCCGTAAGAAGTAATCATGCCTCCCTTTAATGTCCTATCAATGGGAGCTGTTGCGTGATCCTCGTGAAAATGCATCCAAATTGAATCTTCGTGTGCATTGTCGCTGAAATCAAAATCCATGACTCCACTTCCACTTCCATAAACACAAGATTTATGAGTGAAAAAAGCAGCCATTAAAAATGGATCTCTAAAGTACATTTCTAAATCTTTTTCGCCTGGTTCTAATAACTCCGTATAGGTTATGGTGTTTTCTAGACTTTCTGCTGTTTTAACGTTGGTGTTTTTATAGGTTGGTTTTGGAATTCCTACTTGTGCCATTGGATTGAATGCTTGGTGATTAGATATTCCGTCTTTCCAAGAAGCCTCTCGTCCCCAAAAAACCTCTAAATATTTTCCCGTTCTTGCTTTTACCATTTTATTTTTCCTCTAAAAATTTATTCAATTCTATAAATACTCTCGTTATCCAATCTTTCGAAGTATCGGCATGTCTCAATCCATTCACCTTGTTATAAATGTAACCAGTAATAAATGTCTTGCCAAATATCCTCTCCACTTCGGATAACATCAATTCTCTCTTATCGTAGCTCTCGCTACTCTTTACTTTTAAAACACATGAATACGTCCCATTTCTCATCGTTCCATCAGCTGTTGCGTCAACATAATTTACCGAGTTATTATAAACCCACACGTAATTCATTCCTTCAGCCAATTGCTTGTGACCGTTTAAGAAATCTGGTTTACTCGTTATTAAAACGTTCCAATTAGCATCCAGGTGATCTATGATGTCTTCTATTATCGCCATTAATCAAACCCCAAGTTAACTACATCAACAAATTCTTCGTTTCTATAAGAATCTAATATGACTTTATGCTCTTCTTTCAATTGAAACGGCATTGAAATTCCATCATGAATTGCTAATATTTGAGTGACCACCAAATCGGTTTCTATCCAGCACAATGCGTCATTATCCACGTGAGTTTCCCCCACGTAAGCATTTATGAACCTGGCTGCATCTTCTTGTAAATGCGTTATATTTTCTAATGATGGTATTGAATTGTCATTTAACTTGAATGGTAATTTAGCCTCTATAACAGTGCTGTCTGAATAAGTGTTCATTTTCTTCTCCATTAATATAAAAAAAAATATTATAATACTTCAATTTAATAAGCCGTGGTTGTGTCTCCACTGTAGCACAAATATATTCCATCTGGGAATTTAGGAATGAAACATCCACCCCAAATCTTAGCGTAGACTATATCTTCCTCGAATTTCTTGCTCGGAATGTTCTTTCTACCAATTGTTTCAGATTCTGCAACGTAACATACAGTTGGATCGCTCTTGTATAAGAGAAAGCACTGATTGTCAGTTGATAATGTCTCTTTCTTTCCGCTTGCACCAGTGCAAATTGCATCGGTTACAAATGCGGCGTTAATCAACACTCCAGATTCTAATTGGTCAAAAGATTTGAGATAAATTTCTACAAAGCTCTTCATCCACTCGTTACCAATGTTATCGATCCAGTTTCCTCTTAACTCAGCAGGAATACCAGGTGTCATTATAATGGTATAAGGTGGCAAGATTTTCTTTTCTCTCAATGCGCTCAAACCTATTTCCAAGTCAATGGCGAAATTCTTTGCGGTTGTCCAAGCAGCACTTGCGGCAGCCTTAGTTAACCCTGTAAAATTGCACATTCCTTCAGAACCCGGAACTTCAACAGCTCCATGGAAAATGATGTCCGTGATGTAATCAAACATTTGCTTGTTAGCTTCCAACTCTTCTTGAACCAATAAACTTTGAACGCCTACCTTTGAAGATAAGTCGTTGTCTTGATGATCCAATAAAATTGGAATTGTTTTTCTTACAATTGGTTTCTCATTCCAAATCCTGCTGGGAACGTTCATTATGTCGTAGTCAAATTTATTACCAGTGTTTGCAATTTTTACGTCAGTTGCTTTCGCATATTTAACCTTGTGAATTCCACTTTCAACGCTCATGTGAGGTAAAGTTGGAATTATGTAAGGCTCGTGCATTAACTCTCCTACTAGCTTGTCTACAACTTGCCATTGTTCAATTGTCGTGTTTTTAATTTCATCTGTCATTTCAATCACCCTCTGTCAATGTAGATTAAAGCTACTTTATCACCGTTCTCAATTCGTGCCACGGTTGTTCCGAATTTAACTCCATCAGCTGACCAGCTCAAAGAACCTGCCGTTCCGACAGGATTATAAACTGAACTTCCGATTTCCTTGTCTTCTCCAGGATCTTCACAAAATGCGGCTACATAACCTCTATTGATTATGTGACCTTGATCTCCTGAAACCATGTCGGTGTCTAAATCAACGTTGTAATGTTTATCTAAAACACCAGCTGCGACTTCTCCAGAATCAGATAACGTGATCAACATGTCGGCATCAATCTTGACGATTTCACCAGCTTTTATTGATTCAGTTAACGTTCCGAATTGAGGTCCCCTGTTTTCTCCCATTTCAATTCCGTATGAAATATCCTTAATTTCATCTTTTGTCATTTTTCTTTAACCTTTTTTTTTATTGTTTAATATGCCTCCCCATGGCGTGAACCCTAATTTAGGTTTATTTTCGTCACTGGGAAGCTCATGCTTTACTTGTTCTCGAACTTTAAGAGTAATCTTATCGTTCTTTTTATCTTCTTCAACATCTGGTTTCTGTTCTTCAGCCTTCACTGGAGGCTTAGATAAGTCTTCTACTTGTTTCTGCAAGAGTTTTAACTGCTCTTTTACTTCCGTATCTTCTGATTTTTCCTGCTCTTCTGGAGCTGGATCTTTAACTTCATCTGGCACAGCAGGAGTTTCAGTTTCTCCTTCTGGCTTTTCACTTCTTTGCATAACGTTACACACTTCCTTTTTACATTTAGGTTTAAATAAGTTTCCAATAGCTACATGATTAACTCCCACGATTTTATCATCGATTGTTTCATATTCTATGGAAACTTGATTAATCGTATCAAACTTTATATCTTGGTCAACATCCTCTTTATCAAATCCAATGTAGACCTTTTTGTTAGCTTTATCAAGATCCCAGTATTTTATAGATCCGACATTTCTAACATCATCGTGAGTTCTTTTTATGGGAATTTCTTTATTAAGTTTAAAGGCTTCTTGTATTTCTTCCCATTTATCAAAACCATCATCGTATTGAACGTCACCTATTGCGGCAACACCATAATAATCGTATTCTTTTATAGCTCTTCTTCTTTTCATTTTTCTCTCATTTTAAAAATTGCTGTAAATTCATAATATCAATTCCAAGCTCAGATACTAATTTTCTTGCCACCATGCTCATTAAATTCCCAAAGTGCTGTAGCCATAATAAATTTGAATCGGTGGCATGCGTGGTTATTTCATCTCGTATTGCCTGTTTTACTCCAACTGGTAAAGCTTCAAGTCCCAAATCCACTATAATATTTCCAGCCATTTCTTCTACAAGTCCTGGTATATCAACATGCTTATACTTTATCATTTCCTCTCCCATATTTCTTAGCTAGGTAAGCTCTATAACTCCTTTCTGCTTTTTCTTTGGAATCGTAAATTGCTTTTCCAGAGCCAATAGCCCATTTATTGCCAACTCGTCTGACTGGTATTTTGATCCACCTCTGCGTTAAAGCTTTCATCTTCCAAATTAGCACCATCATCAAAAATTATGTCCACGACTTTTTCATTGATGGCTTCGCCATTTTCTTGATGTAACAACACTTTTCTTATGAAAGGAATGTACTCTTCAAATATTGATTTTAACGTAGTCCAAATTGCTATTCTATCTTCTTTAGCAGCAGATTGTGCGCCTTTAGGATCTCCTATGAACCACCTCACTGGAAAACCGGTGTTTCCGCATATTACTTTCAATATTTCTTCCAAATCTCTATCCCACTCAATCCTATTGGTAGAACCTTCCCATTGAATTGCTGGTGATCTCCCATCCAACGAATTCTTAAGAATGAGAAATCTCTTCGTGTTAGTATTGGCTATTGAGTTGGCTAATTTATTGCTCTTATTAACGTAACTCTTTGGATCTACAGAAACCACCATCATCCCATTTCCAATCCTTGAATCATACAACGCCATTGCTTCCAACATTTCCATGTATCTTACAGCAGCGTCCCATATCGGTTTAATCGGTGAAAATCCAAGTTTATTTAACTTGTGCCTTCCCAAGTAGAAATGTATGACATCTTCTGGAAACAAATCATATTGCGAAACAATGCTTTGTAGTGCAACTTTATTTCCTGTTTCTATTTTAGGCAATACCGTGTATTTAATCAAATTAAACTTTTCATATGTAATCATTATCATGTCGTCATCGCTGTGAATTAACCACGACCTATCATCAACTGGAGTTTTTAACCATTCCACCACGTTATATCCGTGCGTTCTGGTCGTTATTATGACATCCTTTAACAGGTCATTATAATTGTTCTTGTCCCAACTTTCTTTCAAGTCATTCATCTCATTACCTTCACTATCTAAGAAAATTGGACTCCTTTCAGTCATCAATTTAGCAACTCTAACCACGAGAGCATTTATAATGGGATCAAATTCCACTCTTAACTCCCTGTGTTTTTCATTGTTCCAATTCTTAGCTTGCAACACTTCTAACGATGGTTTGAAAGAATTGTCGTAATACTCGTCTTCAGCCCTATCTCTTTTTAATATCTTATCCATGAAACCCATTTTAATTTCCTCTTAAATGTAATTCCAATCATACCCTTTCATTCTTATCTCGTAATAGAAGAACGTCCCCTTGGAACGAGAATAATAGAACTCCTCAAATACCTCGAAGGGTACATCATAATAGATTGCTCTTTTTCCACTAATAAATTCCACTGACAGTTCTTCTCTATCATTATCATATTTTATCATGCGTATGTTTGAAGAACTCACAGCTCCCCAATCATAACTCCTGCGTTCTAACCTGCCATACACTCTAGTAGGAACGACCATTTGTTTTTCTTCTTTCCTACCATACACGTTCACTTTCGTGCTAGGAACAAACTTTCCACCTTTTCCTCTTATAAATTGTCTACGCCTTCCCACCGTAACACCAACTCTCGTATTCTGATTGCATGTATTTAGTAACGTAATAGTAGACTCCATGTAGCAGGGAATCCACGTAATCATCATCTTTCTTGTCACCGTTATACCTTAATAGCTGTTGTTTCAACTTTGGATTTTCTAACTTGATTCTCTTGCTGTCCAGAACAAATTCCATTGCATCCCAATAATAATCCTTATCCTTGCTGAACAGCGAGTATTCAAAATCAACGTGTTTACTTGACAGCTCTTCTCCCACCCAACTAGCCGCTGTTTGTCCACCTTCTAAGATAAAGTAGCAGTCATATTTGTTATAAAATTCACCAAACTTTTCCATTATGGTTTCTCTAGGTGCATTCTGCATTCCCCAGCTATTTAACTCGTAAATGACGCCATCTTTAAGTCCCAACACGAACATGACGTGTTCATGTCCCCAACCCCAATCAACAGGACTCGTGATCTGACCGTAATCCTTGAGATGGAACTTCTCATAATCTTTAAAAGCCGCATCAATGTCTTCAGCTCTAAAGAACGCTCCTTCTTCTTCCACCCATTCCATGAGCACTTCTTGCCTGTACATTCTTTCGGTCATTCCAGATCTGACTATCTTCCACGTTTCCTCACTAACCCACGTTGCATCTTCTTTCTTAAGAATGAACTTTTTAAAGGGCAATTTATCATCAAACCAGAACGAGTGAAATCTACTACCAGCTTTCGCAGTCCCAGTGATCCAGATGTGCATTTCTCTCCCTGTCGCTAACATGGGGAATATCTTGCTCCACACCTGCTTTTCCACTTCTTGAGCTTCATCAATGATGACCACGTCAGCCTCATACGTTCCAGTATCAGCCACCGTATTGCTGTGAGCTTGTACCGTTGTCCCGTTCTTAAACGTGATGTGAGTGACAGCTTCCTGTTCAATTATGTCGAGTTTATAACTCCTGCAAATCAATCCTATCATGTCAATTACATAAGAAGCAGTTTCTTTCTTGCTAGATAAGACGTGAACTTTTATGGGTTTTCTAGTTCCTAATATGATTACAGCCAATGCATCCAAGTATGTCTTGCCCGTCTTCCTGCAACCAAACAGCATGACTCCACCAGGTTTTATCATTTCATTAAAAACTTTTACCTGATTCGGAACTAACTTCTTGACCATTTCATTGAAATCAACTCCCATTGCCTTGCTAGACGCTGCATTTGGTTTCACGTAAATATCAGAATATAGATAGAAGTAATTGGCGCAAGATTTGGTCAAAGTACTGTCTGCCTTGATGTTTTCCAATATCTCCTCTAAACTCTTTTTAAAGTCAAACA